CGGGAATTCACGCCTGTGGACCGGAAGGCTCTGGTGGTTGTCTCTGGACAATCACGAAACCAAGCCGGGTTGAAGCAGGAACTACACCGTGTACGAACTCACGTTCGCACACACGGTAGATAGCAGGCATACGCTCGCCAGTGGGATCGGCGACACGGTATACAGCCGGATGCTCGTCCGAAGGAAACGACCGTGTGTTGGGGTGAACCGCTGATTGTGAAGCGCGAGGAGTTTAGCGGCGACCCGTTTGATCGGCCCCGGCAGGTGTCTGTTTTGGGTTACAACCAGCATGATGGGTACCTGTTGCGGTTTGATAGCGCTGCGTTGGCGGCGTTGCATGCTCGGTATGTGGCTGACGTGCAGTTACGGATTGTGTTGCGGTACGGGGGTGTGTTGGTGCGGCGTTTTACGCTGCCTGAGTTGGATGTAGCGATTGGTCGGATTAGGAAGCGGCGGTGATTTAACACTGTGTGAAATTATGTGGCAGATCGGTAAAACGGAGTATGTGAATTTTCTCCCCTTCGAGCAGGCCACGTTCGACTTCTCTCAGCCTGGTCTCACGGTGATTGAGGCGTTGGTGAAGGGTCGGAGAGGTTGCGACAGTAATGGCGGGGGTAAGTCGGCCTTGTTGGAGGGTCCGGTGTGGGCCGCGTTTGGGCGCTGCATCCGGCCGGACTACAAGGTGGATGATGTTGTTCATTTGGACAGCCGTGAGGGCTGTATGGTTCGTTTTCAACTGCTGTGGCTGGGTAAGCCTAAAGCGATGGTTACGCGCTATTGGAAGCATCCTACGGAGAAAAATACGGTTCGGTTGGAGATCGACGGGAAGGATGTGACGCGCGGGACCAATACGGAGACAGAGCGGGCGATCGAGGAAATGTTGGGGATGGATTACTACGGGTTCGTGAACAATGTGATGTTCTGTGCGCGCGAAGATGTTAAGAGTTTTTTCGCGGCCACGGATGCGGAGCGGAAGAAATTGTTGGAGCGCTTGTTGGGGCTGGAGGTGTATGCGGCGGCTGAGAAGGTTTCGCGCGCGCGGGCGCGGAGTGTGGCGGAGGCACTGTCGGCGAAGCGGGCGGAATTGGACGCGGCGAACGCCGTGTTGGCTGAGCGGAAGGAGCAGGCGGCACGTGCAGGGGTACAGGAAAGCGCTGCCGAGGTGGAGATGCGGATTCGGGAGATTCGGGTTGCGCTTCAGCGGCTCGATAAGCAGCGCGCAACTGTGGAGGGGCGCCGTGCAGCGGCGGTGGATGAACTAGGGAAGGCGCGGGAGACGTTCCGGGCGGTTCAGCATCAGTTTGCGGAGAAGCTGGCGGTGTACGAGCGTGAGCGGCAGGTTTTGTATGAGGACTACCAACGGAAGCAGGATACAGCGAGTCAGATTCTCGGTAAGTATCGGGCGTTGCAGGTGTCTGTGCAGCGGGTGTCGAAGTTAGGGGGTCAATGCCCGACCTGTTTACAGGATGTGTCTGCGGGTGCTCGTGATGCGGCCGTGGCTTCTGTCCAGAAAGCTATCGCGGAGTTGGGTTTCCAATCGGATGCGGCACAGATGGATGCGGATATGGCGAAGACCGCATGGGATTCGCTGGTAGCGCCGACGCCACCCGTCGAGACGCCGGAGATGGTTGCCCTGGATTACGATATTACTGGTTACGTGGAATCGTTGCGTGAGTTGGCGGTTCAGAAGCGGGAATGGCTGTTGAGGTTGAACCAGGAGCAGGCGACGCTGGAGCGCATTCAGGATGCAGTTGCGTCGGCCGAGACGCAGGTGCGGGATGCGGACGCGGCCGTGCAGGCTGTTTTGGGTGAGATTGAGGTGATGGAGCGCGATCTGGCCGTGTTGGAGTTTTGGGTGGAGGGATTTGGGAATAAGGGTCTTAAAAGCTACCTGATTGAAGCGGCATTGCCGGAGATTAACCAGTTGGCGACGACGTACGCGCAGCGGCTGTTGGGTTCCGGGTCGGCGGTGCGCTTGCGGGCGACGCGGGTGTTGAAAACCCGAGGTACGGAGAAGGAGGAAATGAGTGTCGAGGGGAGCATTCCAGGTTGTACGCGGAAATACGCGGGGGCCTCCAAGGGGCAGAAGAAGCGGTTGGATTTGTGTTTGTTGCTGGCGCTACGGGACATGGTGGTACGGCGTTCGGCAAAGCGTTTTAATCAGCTTTTTGTGGATGAGATTTTTGATGGTACCGACCGGAGTGGTTGCGAGGCGATCGCAGAACTACTGCGGGAGACTTCGGAGACATGCCCGGTGGCGCTGATTACGCACGCTCCGATTCTTAAAGGGATTGGGGATCGGACGGTGACGGTCTGTCATTCTGGGACGAAGGCGGTTATTATGTCTGGGCGACTGGAAAATTCCCGTGGTGGTGTAGGAGTACGTTGCGCGAGGTGACTATGCCTGATGATGATGCTAAAGACGTGCGCTTGTCGGCCGGTGAGTTGATTGCATCCCTGCGGAGCAATACCGCGTTGCTGCGGTTGAGTTTTGAGCAGCACACGGAGGCATTGCGGGAGTCTGCAAAACTTTACTACGCGCGGTATGAGTCGCTGTTGGAGGCAGGGTTCAGCGCTGAGCAGGCGTTGACGATCATTGTCCAGCGAGGATTGGCATGATTAACGGGCGCCGTAAAGGTAATCAATTCGAGAATGATGTCTGCCGCATGTTGTCGCGGTGGTACGCTAAGTCTGCACAGTTGTCGTTGCCTGGAGATTGGCGCACCTGGCCGATGGTGAAACTACCGTTTCGGCGACGGTCTACCAGTATCACGCCGTTGACGGGTCAGTGGGAGGGGGAAGGGGATATTTTGCATTTGCCGTACGTTCGTTTTGACCTATGCGTTGAGTGTAAGAACTACGCAAATTGGGAAGTGGAGGGCGTGTTTTCTGCCCCCAAGTGGCCTGTTTGGGGGTGGTTGGATCAGTGCTGTCGGCAAGCGGCGGCGTGCGGTCTACTGCCAATGCTGGTGTTGTCTCGTCGTAATCGACCCGTTTATACTGTTTTGCAGGAGTCTCTATGTCCGTTACCGCCAAGCGTTCCGGTCGTTCGTCTGGAGCGCGCCGGTCAAAGATTTATTCTGACGGCGCTATCCCAGGTCATCGACGTGGTTCCTATTCCAAAATTGCCGTGCCCGTCGAATTGTTAAGTGTCCGTACGCGCAAGCTCAATATTTCTCAGATGGTCAAGGTGTTGGCCGAGAGTGTGCCAGCGCCATCTGCGTCCGATTTGTCTAACGCTACAGCAAGGGCATCTTATGCGCGGGATGTTGCACGGGCGGTCTGGGTGCAGGCGCTGGGGTTAATGCGGGCAGCGTTGTTGAAGGGCTACTCGGTTGGGTTGCCCGCCATTGGAACTATGGCTCCCTTGGTTCGGCGGAAATCGTTGCGCTACAATGTGAACGCAGGGCGGATGCTGATGCGTCCGGCGTCGCGGCGTGTCAAACTCATTATGTCCACGCTGTTGGAGCGCGATTTGCGGAATTAACACGGTGTGCAAGTGTATCCGCTGAAGGAAGCGGTGATGTCTCCGCAAGATCGTAAGAAACTTGAGACGTTGTTCGCCCACGGACCCGCCAGTTTGTTGGACAAAGGGACACCGCCGGGGGATGTGGCAGCGTTTATGGCGCGGGACGATGTGCGCGATGCGCTGGCGGCGCTGGAGGCGGAGTATTCGGCGCAGGATGCGCTTTTGGCTCGGCAACAATTCTTGTATCGGCGACGGTTGTCGCGTAGTGCCCCGCTGGCGGTGCGCACGGTGGTGGCGGCGATGCGGGGTAATGAGTACGCGCGGGATGGGAATGGGAATATCCTGTTGGACCACCAGGGAAACTACATTGTTCGAGAGGCCGCGCCGAATAAGACCCAGTTGGATGCCGCCCGCGCAGTGTTGCAATCTGTGGGGTTGGGGGAGGAGCGGGTGGTTGGTAACGAGGCGGGCCTCAAGGTGGTGCTTCAGCAGCAGGTGAACGCTCCGGTGCAGATCAATTATGGGGACGATACGGTGACTGAGGCGCAAAGAGCATTATCGCGCGAGCGGATTCGTACGGCGTTGACGGTGTTGGCCCCGAAGTTACTGTCGATGAAATCGCGATTGGATCGTCCTACGACTCGCCGGCGTAAGGTGGTGAGCAAGGCCGCGAAATCAACGGCGGGGAAGTAGCAGTAGTATGCCGCGTCGTTCATCCATTCCGCGACCGGCGCAGTTTCAGAACCAGGAACATGCAACTTTATTTGACCGTGTGGCGGCGGAGATGCTGCATGGGGATCGGGAATTGTTTGATTCGCTGAATGATGCGGAGCGCAAGGTTGTCTTGGACTACATGGCTGAGGTGTTGACCGACGGCCGGGTGAATAATGCGTTGTACAATGTTTTGTGGGAGATGGACTATTTGCGTAAGCCGGTGGATGTTGAGACGTTCTTGCAGGATGATTCGTTGTTTGGTCGGTCGTGTGCTGACTTTGATCCTCCGTTAATTGAGGATATGAAACGTGTGTTCGCTCCAGGAAGCACGATTTCGCAACTCGTGATGACTGGAGCGCTGGGTTACGGGAAGACTAGCGTGGCGATGGCTGCTATTGGTTACGTGATTTACCGCATGTCGTGTTTGCGGAATCCGGCACGATATTACGGGCTTTTGGATGGCTCTAAGATCGTGTTTGGTATCTACTCGATTACGAAGCGGCAGGCGGCTGATGCGGGCTACTGGCGCCTGCGGAGTTACATTGATCGGTCGCCGTATTTTCAGCATACGTTTCCGCGTGATCGGCGGATCGAGACGAAGATAGTGTTTAAGAGTCACAATATGGAGGTGGTGCAAGGTTCGCGTGAGTTGCATGTAGTAGGTTTAGATATGTTCACCTGTGCATTGGATGAAGCGAATTTCATGTCAAAGAAGGTGGACAAGGAGACGGGTAAGCAGATTGGGCAGGCGTATGATTTGTTCAACGCTACCGCGAACCGTATTACATCGCGTTTTTTGCAGAAGGGCGGTGTAATTCCAGGTATTGTGATTTTGATGTCATCGCGTAATACGCAGAGCGATTTTTTGGAGGTTCATCTGGGCAAACTAACGGAGGGGAAGTACCGGGCTGGGATGCGTGGTCAGATTTCGAGAAATGCGTATCTGATCGACTACAACCTGTGGGAAAATAAGCCGGACAAATACTCTAAGCAGAAATTTCAGGTTGAGGTGGGGGATCGGTATGCTCGCACCCGCATTTTGAAGCGGGGGGAGAAGCCGCGTCCTGGCGCGAAGGTGGTATCGGTTCCGATTGATTTTTATGATCGTTTTCTGGAAGACCCTGAGCAGCAACTTCGGGATATTGCGGGTGTGGCTACGCTGTCTCACAGTCCGTTGATCCACGATGTTTCCAGTTTGTACGACGCTGTTCGGAAGCATCTGAAGCATCCCTTCACGCGGGAGGAATTGACCATCACGACTGAGGATGACGTGATGGTGCAGGATTTCTTTAATCTCAAGGTGTGCTGCTCCGTAGTCGCGGGTCGCTGGGTTCCGAAGGTGAATCCGCATGCGCCTCGGTACGTGCATATCGACTCATCGTTGTCAGGGGACTGTACAGGGATCGTGATGCTGCATCCTAGCGGCATTATCCGGGTGCGCGAGCCACGCCTGGACGGTACCTATACGTCGGTTGTGAAGATGATGGCTATTGTGGATTTCATGTTGCGCATTCGGCCGCCGCGCGCGTCCCAAATTGACCTGTCGAAGATTCGTTCGTTCGTGATGTACTTGGGGGATTTGTTTCCTATCAAGTGCGTTTCGTTGGATGGGTTTCAGTCGGCTGATTCGATGCAGATTATGCGCAAGGCAGGCATCGACGCGGTGTTGTTGTCCGTGGATCGGGATGATGCTGCGTATATGGGCTTGCGCAGTGCGTTTTTTGAGCGGCGGTTGGTGTACTACCGTTACGAGCCGGTGATTAACGAGTTGTTGGAACTGGAGCGGGATGTTCGTAAGGGGCGCGTGGATCACCCAGAGCGTTCGGCGTTGACAGGTGGGGCAGGGTCGAAGGATGTGGCGGATGGTTTGGCGGGCAGCTACGCCTTGTGTTTACGGGACGAGGATTCGTGGCGTGCTTTGCCGTTTTTGTCCTCGGATTCGGGGTGCATCATTGACCCGTCGGTGCCGATTGAACTTGCGCCGCCCCAATTGGTGACGGGGAACGGCGAGGTGAAGCGTCCGGTGAACTGGGCTGCTTTGGAGGCGAATTTGTTGAAGCGTTAAGTGGGCGTGGTAGACTACCGTCATGGCGACTTACCAGAATGCACAGGGCGAGGTGATCGCGCGGCCGGACCCCCATGGTGTTGGTTGGTTTACGCGGTTACTGCGATGGGCACGTTTACAGTCTCATCCGATATCGGCGGGTGTGTCCGATCCTGATGATTTTGATAGTGCCGATGCGCGGGGGATGCACGATTGGATGGAGCGGCAGTTACGCCTGACTCCGGTGCGGACAGAGCAGTACCGTATTTTTGAGGAGATGGATCAGTTTGATATGGTGTCGTCCGTGCTGGATGCGTACGCGGAGGAATCGACCCAGCCGGACTACGAGCGTAAGCGTACTGTTTGGGTTGAGTCGAAAAGTCGCCGGATGGTTGAGGCGGGGGATGTTTGCCTACAGAATATTCAGGCTGAGGACCGGGCTTTTGCGATCGCGCGGCGAACGTGTCAGTTCGGGAACGAGTTTCGGCGATTGATCTATCAGACGGGTAAGGGTGTTCTGGGTTGGAAGTACGCGCATCCAGCGCATTGTCATCGCGTTGAAGACAAATTTGATCGGTTGGTTGGGTTTAAGCAGGATGGGCAGAAATTTCGCGCGAAGGATTATCCCGTTTCGTGGCCCTGGGACTACACGCATTTTAGGCTGTTGGGGAAGGACGATTGGACGACGTACGGCACATCATTGATGGTGGGGTGGTTTCGCGCTTGGCGGCAGGAGGTTTTGGCGGAAGACGCTGTGCTGGGCTACCGGATGCAGCGCGCTCCTGATCGTAATTTGGTTTTCATCGACGTGGGGGAGATGGATGAAGCGGAGGCGATGCAGGCGGTTAATGCGTGGCGGAAGAAGTTCCGTAAGAATGAGTACCTCGATCCGGCGAGTCCGTCGTACCGCAAGTCCTATAATCCAATTTCTCCGCGCGAAGATATCTTTTGGCCGATTCGGGGTTCGGAGAATAACTCGCGTGTTGAGACGTTGAGCGGCGCCGGGAATATGGACCAGTTGTTCGATCTCGATTACATGCGCAAGAAATTTTTCGGCGCTGCTCGCGCACCGGCTGGATATTTTGGGTGGTCCGATGATTTGAACGCTAAATCCACGCTGATGCAGTTAGATGTGCGTTGGGCGCGGATGCTGAAGCGGGTGCAAAAGTCGCAGATTTACGGCTACCGGAACACGCTGGAGATTCACTACGAGCTCTTGGCGCAGAGCGGTAAAGATGATTATGCGGTGGAGGCGAATCCGTTTGTTGTGCAGATGTCGCCCATTTCCTATCTCGACGAATTGGAGCGGCTTGAGTTGATGCAGACGCGGGTTGCTGTCATGGAGCAATTGTCGCAGTTGGGGCAGACTTTGCAGGTCGATCCCAGGGTCTGGGCGACTTATATTTTGATTACCTATGCGAAGCTCGATGAAGACCTGGTTCTTAAATTGGTGTCCAAAGCTCCAACGGAGCCGGCGGCAGTAGCAGCGGCGGGGCCGGCTGGTGGATTCCCGCCTGCGGGCGGCGTCGAGCCGGTGGCTCCGCTGACACCCGATGACGAGGAACCAGGTGCTCCCGAGGGACACGTTCGGCGAAATACGGCGGCTGCGTTAGTGGAACGGCGCGCTCGGGAACTGGAGCAACGGATGCGGTTGCCCAAGGGTAGTTTGACCGAGCCAGTGGGTCGCGCAGGGTACACGGAGTTGTCGGAGCAGGAACAGCGGGAGATTGCGCGGTTGATGCACAATTCGCCGCAACTGCGGCGATTGGTTGGCAATATCGCCTACTTGCACGAGGATGATATGGAGGATATTCAGCGGCGGCAGACTGATCCGAGTCGTTGTCCGCCGCGCGTGGTGCAGGGCCAGGACGTGATCGTTTTGGAGGATTGTTACGACGACGACGGGGAAGCCAAGAAGCTCAATGAACACATGGAGTCATTGGCACGACGGGAGTAGGCGCTATGGCGGCTGATTTGCGCGTTCGGATTCCGATGTGTCCGCGTGGTGATCGGGCTAAGGCGTTGCGGGCTTGTTTGGAACATGCCGCAAGGAATACTGATCTGCCGATGTCGGTGGTGGCTCGGACGATGAGTTATTTCCTTGAGATGTTGGCTGAGCAAGTAGCCAATGGGAAGGTGGTAATGATTCCCTGTTTTGGGATGTTTGCCGCGAAGGCTACGTCCCCCAAGCGAAAATACCGTAAAACATATCCGGCGTTTTGTGGTTCTGCCCATTTTTCGCGGATGGTCTATGACGGGGTTTCGGTGGCGCACGCTCCGGGTATGGCGATTCGTCGCGCGCGGCAGCGGAATGGGGCGTTGTGCTGTCGGAAGGGGAAAGTATCGAATGCGAATGTGATGGCCGTTAGCGCTGCGATGGAGTTTTTCCGTCAGGGTATTAACCATGAGTCAGTTTGAGATTGATGATATTCTGGTTTACTCCTCGTCTTTGGACGAGGGCAAGTCGCTGGGGACTGCGCGTTTGCAGGAGTTGGTGTTGGTTCGTGATCTGCTGACAGCGCGGGACTACCATCCCAATGTTTTGTCCGATGCGCGCAAGCGGGGCCAGACGGTGGGTAAACGCAAGCTCGGGGAGACGCAGGATCGTGTCCGTACGTCGCTGAATCGGATCATCTCGCAGTACCGTACGGATCGGATTGATGAGGGAACACTTCGCTACGAGGCAGCAAAGTTGATGAAGGGGGCCTGGCGGGATGCGTTTCTTGCTGGGGTTCGGGCTGGCGGGGCGAAGGGGGAGGGTGCTGGTAAAGGGAAGACCTTGGTTCGTCTTGATTTTGGGGATGACTACTGGTTTCGTACGGCGACCGCGCATGAGATGCGCTATCTGAATAAGTTCATGGATGCTGTGGTGGATGAGACGTGGCGCATGCCCCTGGAGCGACGGGTTGAGATGTACGTCAATGCGCTGGAGTCGTTTTACAATTCGGCGCGGGTGATCGGACTGCCGGGCACAACGTTGCTGCATTGGGTGGGGCCAGCGGATAAGAAGACGTGTCCTAGCTGTCGTTACCTGTTTGAGAATTCGCCGTATACGAAATTTCTTCTTCCGTGTACGCCGAAAAATGGAATGACGGTTTGTTTGACGAATTGTCGCGATCGAATTGTGGCCGTGCGTACCACGCGGGAGAAAGTGGCTGCCTTGGAGGAATCGGTTGCGAACGCAACGCGCGTTCGTAACGCGCATATTCGGGCACTCCGTGCGATTAAGCGCGGTGATCGTCGTTAGGCTAAATTGCCGTGGGCTGGTTTTTGTTGACGGCCGCTGTTTGGGTTAGTATGGTTTAACACTGTGTGATTTTCAGGACAGGAGAACGATTGTGTACCGACGGCTAGTCGGGAATTCACGCCTGTGGACCGGAAGGCTCTGGTGGTTGTCTCTGGGCAATCACGAAACCAAGCCGGGTTGAAGCAGGAACTATACCGTGTACGGACTCACGTTCGTACACACGGTAGATAGCAGACCGTATGTGCCAACCGGATTGTAAGCCGACGCTGCTCGTTGAGGATTCGACGGTTGTGGGGGGCACGGATAAGGCGACCGGAGCGCCGGTTATCCGTCCCAAGCGCCCTGATGGTACGGCTGACGAGGCGACTGTACCGACTGATCCGCGAGAAGCATCGAAGTGCTGTGGTCGTTGTCAGTCTTGAGTGTAGTAGCGCAAGGAGATTGACTCTGGTCGGTGATACGGTACACTAGGTGTATTATGGCACACGAAGGACTGCGGAACTACCGTAAGGCGTTGCGCAAAGCCCTAGCCCCATGATCCTAAGCCATAGAATCCAGCTTG